ATTTCCTATACTCAAGATGAATTAAGTTACATTCAAAGAATGAACGAATATAATATGCTTGATGAAAAACAAATGAAACACATTATTGCCATATTTGTGAGCATGGCAATCAGCAAGAAGATATGAAGAAAGAATCTGCATTAGCTTACGTTGGTCATAACTCAAGAGGTGATAGAGAAGAAAACGATTTTTACCCAACACCAGAAAGCGCTACTGTTGCATTATTGCAACACCAAAAATTTGAAGGAGATATTTGGGAATGTGCTTGTGGTGATGGCGCTATATCAAAAGTCTTATTGCAGCATGGCTATAAAGTTTATTCTTCTGATTTAATTGATAGGGGTTATGGTTCAACAGGTAAGGATTTTTTACAATCTGATTTAAAAGCAGATAACATTGTAACAAATCCACCTTTTAATCTAGCTGCTGAATTTACTTTGCAAGCTTTTAAACTTGCTAAGAAAAAAGTCGTTATGTTGTCTAAAATTAGTTATTTGGAAGGCGTAAAACGTAGAGAACTTATTTTTAATCAAAATAAATTAGAAAAGGTTTTGGTCTTTAGCCGTAGAGTTCCTTTTAAAAAAAAATCTTCTAATAAATTGGCAGGGGGTCTAATGGCTTTTGGCTGGTTTATTTATGATGTTAATTACAACGGAAAACCTACGATTGATTGGATATGAACGATAAATTTGAAACGATTATTGGCTACATTCAGCTTATTTTGTTCTTATTTGTCCTTTGCCTAGCCTTCGTAGCCTATTTTATCATCAATGTGGCTATATGGTGCTTAAAATCGGTTTATGAACTTGTTTTGAAGGGGTTTGAAAGGCTTAAATGAAGTATTTTGAGAAGGTAGATATAGAAATCATTCACAATAAGGTTTTAACAGCCAATGAAAAGATGGTTTATATTATTTGTTACTCATTCCGTAATGCACCAAAGGGTTGTAGGGTATCTTATCAGTATATTAAGGAAAGAACCGGAATAAAGGACAGTAGAACCATTACTAAAATCCTTGACCGACTCACTTTATTTGGTCTTTTGGCTAGAAAGCAGATTAATAAGAAAACGCTTCACATTGTTTTTGATAAACCTACTATGCAAGATTATATCCTGGACAATATTAATATGCGTAATGCTCAAAAGAAATCTTACGCAAAACGTAAGAATAAACCTGTTGATAAGTCTAAGATCATACGTCTAAAAGATTATCTTGTGGTATCAAAAAATGCAAAGTGAGGTATCATTAAATGATACTGTATATAGATTTAATATCTATATTTAAATAAATAGATTAAATAACTATTATAGGTTGTATTACTTCTAAGGCTGTATTTTAAGCGTAACGCACACTTGCAAGACCTTTTATAGGGTTATTAACAAACTCCATTATTGAATTTATAAAGAATAAAGCTAATAGATAATTAATGATAGAAAAGGAACTAACGCCAGAAATTTTAGATAATTATCTAGGAATCGCAAGCTGGGTTGATACCAAGATAGCACCACCAAAGAAGCCAAGAGTTGCTAGAATGTTTAATTTAATTGATGTTATTCCTGATAAGAATGACCATAATAAATATGGTAAAAGCAAGACAAGAGTCATTCCTAATGCTAAGCAGCTTCAAATTTATGAGTTTGTTTTAAATGTCATGTTAAAAGCATTACCGGAATACAGAGATTTAATTTATTTAAGAAACTTTCCTCATCGCAAATCCTGGAGAGATATGAAATATTTCTTTCTTGGACAATCTCATGAAACCATTAGAACCAAATATAAGAACGCTTTATTTGATATTTGTAGAATGGTAAATAAGGTAGGTTTAAATAAATTTATTTGACAATTAAGGCAAAAAGCTTATTTATTTTCTTATATTGGGATAACTCTATTCAATACTTTCTTACCCTGCCAGATTCTTCCTCTGTTCCTTTCTTTCGTTATCCTTGAGGTGTTCTGGCAGAGTTAGCAAGTCATTAAACATGTGTTGACCTGAGAATAATTCTGCAAAGTATTTTTCAGATTTAAAGAACTCTACAATTTCAGATTCTAATATTTTTGCAATTTGTAAAGCTGAAGATTCTGTTTTATTCATTGAATGGATTTCAATGATTGGAGTTCTAAGCGTATTAAATCTTTTGTTACTATCTTGACACCAAGCAACTTGCTTAGGGTCAGATATGATAAGATTATAATTCTTCATCCAATGAACAGAGTATTTAAGTTTACCTTGCATCGTTGGGTAAAGCTCTACTGATACAATAGGTTCACCCAACAATTTGTACTGAGATTTATATAACGATTGAACTTTCATTAATTGAAAACTCTTTTTGAAAGTTTACCATCTAAATACATTCCAACAATTCTAATGAATTTATCTACGGTCATGTATTTAAAGAGTTCACCGTTATCTGGGTCTTGTTCAAGTTTTCTTTTTAACTTGATCATGTCTTCTCTTGTTTTAGGTATTTTCATTTTAGTTCCTTTCGTTACAAATCATATTAGTTATTGTAAATACAATGTCAACAACAATAGAAAGATATTTCAAAAATTATGAGCAAAGCATTAATAGAACAAAAACAGAACAATCCGGTAGGAAGACCCAGTAAGTATTCTAAGAAAACGGTTAAGAAAATTGTAGAGCTTCTGGCTCAAGGTAAAACCGTTAGAGATATTACAAGATTAAAGTCTATGCCTTGTTGGGAAACGCTTAGGAATTGGATTAATAAATATCCTGAGTTCCAGGAACAGTATGCAAAAGCTAAAGCTGATGGAATAGAGTTTATCCTGGCTAATGCTGAAGACTTACTTAATGATAATTTAGAACTAGCTAAGACAGAAACCAAGACAGATTTAGGTAAGACTCACCTTGTAAAAGCTGCTGTAGATTTAGCCAAGTGGAAGGCAGAGAAGCTTTCACCAAAGGTTTATGGCAAACAAAGTGAACTAAATGTTAAAGCTGGTGATCAATTAATTCAGGTTAAATGGTCTGATTAACTTTATTTATCAATGTTATTTTGCATTTCACATGCAAATAATTAGTACCAATTTCTTATAGAAAAAAAATGTTCTTGTTTTGTTCGTTACAACTACAAGACGTTAGCGGTAAGAATAAATTATCAGAAGTAATAATAACTAGATTTTACTATCTAAAAGGTGGGGTTTTTGACGAACCCTACCCCCAAAACCAAAATCCGGTACTTGTTAAAAATGTACCGACTCACACACAAATAAACTAAGAGGCGACAATGGACTTTGACGATAAAGAATACAAAACAACAGTTTACATCAATAAAACTAATCAAGTTGTAATCAGGTTTGATGGCTTCAAAGACAAAAATGAAGCTGATTTATTCTCACAGTTTATTTCTTGGGAGCTTGGCATAGATTCTGCACATATCAATATGACTCTCCATTAGGGGGGGTTTTGTTTTAAAATGCCTGTTATTGAGATTCCTTACAAACCAAGAGAATTGCAAAAAATTTTGCATGAAAAAATCTCTAAGCACCGATTTAGTGTTTTAGTTCTACATCGTAGAGCTGGCAAAACGGTTATGTGTATTAATCACATGATTAGAGCTGCCTTGACGAACCCCAATCAACCGTCAAGATATGCTTTCATATCACCGACCTTCAAACAAGGTAAGGCAACGGCTTGGGATTACATTAAAACCTATGCCGGCAAAATACCTGGTGTGAAGTTTAACGAATCCGAACTAAGATGTGATTTTCCTAATGGTTCAAGGATTACCATATTAGGGGGAGAGAATGATCAAAGTCTAAGGGGTATCTTTTTAGATGGTTGTGTGTTTGATGAAACCCAAAGTATTTCACCAAACGTATTCCCAGAGATTATCCGACCTGCGCTAGCTGACCGAAAAGGCTGGTGTATATTTATAGGTACGCCAAAGGGTAGAAATTATTTTTATGACCTTTATTGCCAAGCCAAAGAAACGGAAGGGTGGTTTGGTGGATTATATAAGGCTTCTGAAACTGGAATTTTAGACGAAGAAGAATTAGGTTCGGCAAAGGCAATGATGTCTGCTGATTTGTTTGAGCAAGAGTTTGAGTGTTCATTTCAAGCTGCCATTACAGGTTCGTATTATGGCGCTATCATAGAGAAGTTAGAGTCTGAGGGTAAAGTTACAGACGAACTTTATGATGATAACCTAGAGGTTGAAACTTGGTGGGATTTAGGAATGAATGATCAAACGGTGATTTGGTTTGCTCAAAGACATAAAAACGAAATTAGATTAATTGATTATTATGAAGCTAGCGGTGAAGGTTTAGACCATTACGCAAAAGTGATTAATAACAAGCCTTATGATTATTCAACTCATATTGCGCCTCATGACATTAAGGTTAGAGAGCTAGGTGCGTTTGGAAAGTCAAGGTTAGAGTCAGCATTGGAACTAGGTATTAACTTTACAGTTGCTCCAAAATTGTCTATTGAAGATGGAATTGAAGCGGTAAGAAAGGTTTTACCTAATTGCTGGTTTGATAAAAATAAATGTGCAACAGGTATAGAAGCAATGAAAGCCTATCAAAAAAGATGGGATGACAAAAATCAATGTTTCAGAAATAAACCTTTACACAACTTTGCCTCACACTGCGCTGACGCTTTTAGAACTGGCGTTGTTGGAGGTGG